TCCCGTAGAAAAAAATACGAATCTATGTCGAGGTACTCCATAGGTTTATGAAATGGTTGTCGAATATTAATGAGACGGTAGTCGAAGACTTTCCCCGTAGGGGAAAACATGTTATACTACAAAGGATCTGAGAAAAAATTCCGTAGGAAAAAATCTCTCAGATATGTTGAATGTATTGGAGTATGATTAAATTAATTTTCAAAGTTATCAGAGGTATTATCCTTTTACCCGTAGCGGTGGCTGTGATGGTTTTTCTGAATCATTACGAAGGTAAACAGATAGATACTCAGAGTGTAGTGGAGGACCTTTATGACCGAAACTAAGTATTACCACATATATCTCAAGGACCGTTGTGTACTCCCAAATCTCGAAGAGGAAAAATTTGAGGAATCATGGGAAATTCTGAACACACTCGTCGGGTTAATGCATACGGATTATGAGGCCGATGATTTATCTTATGAGCTCGTTACTCGGCAATACTCGACCGAAGAGAACTCGTATTAAGTAGTTGACGCTGAGGTTATAATGAAGTATAATAATAGGAGTGTTGTGCCAGTAGTATGATCTTATCAGTAGATGATGCAAGATATGTTGCAGGAGTATTCAAGGATTATTACTTGAAGTTTGATACGATTCAAGATTATCAGTATGAATGTTTAAAGTATCGAGAATTTGTTCCTTCATTGTTTAGTGACAGTGGGGATGTTTTTGATGCCTTTGATATGAGTCCTGAGGATATGAATTTTAAGATTCATAGTGTGGACACAATGGATCAAGGTAAGGATAAGTATCATCAAGTGTTTAGTAACTTGTTGGAATTAACTGGTAGTAATCAGATTGAACGTAGTATTCCTGGTCGTAAGTTACGTTGGTTGGTAGAAGAGACAAATAGTGGTAAGTATGTTGGTATGATTCGTATGGGATCACCAACGACCTATAGTAAACCTCGTAATGATTTGTTGGGTGAAGTTGTAGACCTGAAGAGTTTGAATCATCGTATGGTGATGGGTTTTAATATTGTTCCGACACAACCATTTGGATACAATTATCTTGGTGGTAAGTTGTTAAGTCTTTTGTGTTGTTCACATGAGATGAAGAGACAATTTGATGAGAAGTATGGAACTGATCTTGCCTTCTTTGAGACCACTAGTTTGTATGGTAGTAGTAAGGCATCATCACAGTATGATGGATTGAAACCTTATATCAAGTATATTGGTTTGAGTATTAGTGATTTGGTTCCATTGATTCAAGGTGAATTGTATGAACACCTATGTGATTATTTCAAGGTAAGGAATAATAATGAACACTTGGTTCCACTGACGGCATCATCACGGAAACGTAAGATGCAAACCAAATGGGTGGCAGAAGTGAAGAAAGCTTTGAAGGATTATCCTGAAGAGAAGAAAGACTTCATGAATACAATTGAATATGCAAAAGGATTAACTGAACGTAAGAGAACATTCTCTTGTAACTATGGTTATAAGAATAGTAAGGAAGTCATTCTTGGTCAGGAAGATACATTGATTCCAAATCCAGAGAACTTTCATAAGTTTGAGTTGAATAGTCTAATTGAATATTGGAGAAAGAAAGCAACCAAACGGTACAACAAATTAAAAGAAGAGGGTCGTTTACGAACTAAAGTAGAGACCTGGGATTCAAATGATGGTATTGATATGATCAGGTAATGATCCTTGACATACCAATAAATATCAACGTATAATGAAAACTGAAATGGAGTGACCTTATTTCATGGCTAAAGGATTTACAGTAAAGGCAGCAACACCCAAAAGTAGTAAGAAGAGTGGTGCTGAGTGGGATTATCAAGCAATTAAAGAACGGATGAGGGGAAAGAAGATTGTCTTCTGTCTTCCTGGTCGTGGTGTAAGTTATACTTATCTGAAGAACTTTGTTCAACTGTGTTTTGACATGGTACAGAACAACATGAGTATTCAGATCTCACAAGACTATAGTTCCATGGTGAACTTTGCACGTTGTAAGTGTCTGGGTGCTAATGTACTTCGTGGACCTGATCAGATTCCCTGGGATGGTAAGTTGGAGTATGACTATCAGTTGTGGATTGATAGTGATATTGTATTTGACACCAATAAGTTTTGGCAACTGTGTGACCTGGCATTGAATGCTGAAGGTGAGGAGAAAGAGATTGTTGCTGGATGGTATTCAACTGAAGATGGTCGTACTACATCAGTTGCACACTGGTTGGATGAAGATGACTTCCGTAACAATGGTGGTGTAATGAACCATGAGATGGTTGATGGTATTCAGAAACGTAAGAAACCATTTACTGTTGACTACACTGGTTTTGGATGGGTCATGATTCAGAAAGGTGTATTTGAATCAGAGAAGATGAAGTATCCTTGGTTTGCTCCTAAGATGCAGGTCTTTGAATCTGGAGCTGTACAAGATATGTGTGGTGAGGACGTATCCTTCTGTCTGGATGCAATTGATGCTGGGTTTAAGATCTGGTGTGATCCTCGTATCCGTGTTGGTCATGAAAAGACACGGGTTATCTGATTGACATAAGACCTCTTCACTGATACAGTATAGGGGTCTTAAGAAAGAAAATGTCCCGTATTCCATTTCGACCTAAAAACTGGTGTTCCTCATGTGATTACACATGGTATCCCAGAGGAAAAAATCGTTCTAAGGTATGTCCAGATTGTGGAAGTCGCAAGACTTATCTTGAGACATGGGGACCAAACTGGACAAAGATGTTCCTATCAACTACAATTGGAATCTTCTGTCTAACAACAGGTTACGAAGAATTCAAAAAAGATAATGTTGATAAAATTATTTTCTTTAGTAGTTGTGTAGGAGTATTCGTGACATTAAAAACGGGACTCAGTTCCCTAAATGAGAAATGTAAATTGGAGAAGTAATTATGGCTATGTTGAAAGGTGGGAATTACATTCCTGGTCGTCCCAAGAAGACCCGTCAAGGTAACTCACAAAATACACTGTTGAGTGCCACATCTCGTAATAAGAAAAAGAAACGTTATCGTGGTCAAGGACGTTGAGTTATGATCTAACTGTTTACACCTATCTCGCTCCCAGCAAAGTCTGTGACGGGGTGGGTGTTTTTTCTTTGGTGGATATTCCAAGGGATACTGTAATCTTTGAACCAAAAGGTTGTGTACAAATTTCTGATTGGCAAGTATCTCCTGAAATACAGACTTATCTTAAGAAGATGACCTATTATGATGGTAATGGGTATTGGATTGATGATGATCTACAACGGTTAGGTCAACAGTATTATGTCAATCATTCACATGAACCGAATGTAGCATATGAACGTACTACAGGTAAACTGTATGCGATTCGTGATATAGTTAAGGATGAAGAACTCACTGATTATTATTTTCCAGGAGAAAGGAATTGGCTTACTTAAATCATAGTTTACCTGATTGGTCTTGTTACATTCGTAATGAGTTCCTGTTTAATCATAAAAAGGGACATGGTGAAGTCACACGATGTGATGTTCATTCTGTTGCAAGTATTGAAAAAAGAACACCCCTCTTTGAGGCATTCTTAGAGAATGGGGTGAATTGGACACGGAGACCTCTACACGCGTTCTGTTGGAGGCCTGACGCGGTTATAGAACCCTTAGAGGACATTATATACTGGGATTGCTTTTCACCTTATGTGGACGTTCAGAGGAGGCATAGGTTGGCAGGATTGAATGCTGAACTGATCCGCCCTGATGGTAAGAAGGTTGTCGGTACTTATATGTTTACCTTGGATTGGTCCTGGGAAAATAAAGGTGTGATGGATCTTAATTTCTCGGAGACACCAGAACATAAGTGTGCTCATCTGTTTAAGATGGAGAATGGTAATTACTATGCATATCCAAACAATCGTATCATTTGGTATGATGATGCCTGGACATTCAATCGGATTAAACAGAACCCTGGATATGAGATTGATCTGACGGTGTATTCAGTTGAAAACAAACGTAAGATTGAAACCAGTGATGAGTACATCTATGAGGTCACTCACCTAGATAATGAAGATTCTATCGAAGTAATCAATTATGAGTGAAGACAACCTGTTGAGGGAGATTGCTAATGACAATCAAACTCCACGAAACAAGAAGAAAGTAAACAAAGATGGGCTCTTTGAAACAACTGATTGTTCTGATCCCGATCATATCTGTACTTGTGGTTCTGAGCAAATAACGTTAAACGAATTCTGAAAATTACTGTCTAAATAAAGACAGTATTCCTGTATCATTGTGCCGTTAGAAAGGGTCAGTCAAGGATTTAAAGACATCAGTGCTTCATTTCAGATCAACCCTCTGAACAATGATTTGATTGCTGTTACAAATACTAATGCAATTGCAAGGTCTGTTCGTAATTTGATCCTCACAAAGAAAGGAGAGAAACCATTTGAACCTAATCTTGGTTCAGGTGTTTATGATCTTCTTTTTGAGAACATGGATAAACAGACTGCATCTGTGATTCGTGATGAAATTGTATTAGTACTTGAGAACTATGAACCAAGAATATCAATCATTGAAGTTCTAGTGAAACCAAATTATGACGAAGCTTCAATGGATGTCACTCTTCAGTATGAGATTGTTGGTATTGATGTACCAACACAGGAATTAACGTTAGCATTAGAACCCACTAGGTAAATGCCTTTAGTCAATTTTAGTAACTTAGATTTTGATCAGATAAAGACTTCGATTAAGGATTACCTTAAGGCGAATTCAAACTTT